TTATTCCGCAGCAAATACCGGAGTCCATATTTTATTTCCCGATTCATCCATGCTTTCCGTTACAGACGCAGTGCCGGAAATCGGTGTTCCGCCCTGTTTTATCGCAAATGTGATAACACCCGTGCTGAAATTGAAATTCTCTATAACGGTACTGCAGTCCGTAACCTGCGCCTTATACGCTCCGTCCGCCGTCTTATTCTGGAATACCCTTAACGCCCTCGTGACAGAATTCCCCGCGATTTCCTGCCTGTGATACAAATCGAACACATATTCGTAAACCGGATCGCCGACATATGCCGTAAGCGGCATTGAAGTCGATGGCTGGTAACTCTCGATTACATCAGTTGGCCCGCTGTCCTCAATATACTCGTACGTTTTCGTCTTCGCGTTCATTGTGTCCGTCCACTCTGTTGACTTGCCCACTCTTGCCCACTTCTCCGAACCAAACACGGAGTCAGACGCCGTATTAATAAATAGGTAATTCAAATTTTTTTTCAATTTTTCATATTTTGCCATACTTTTTTCTCCTTTAATTTTTATTTATATATTTCTTCAAAACTTTGCTCTGATTTCAGATGTTTTGCCAAAAGCCCCCTTTTGAAATGGGGTATCACTACTGAGTGTAGCTCAGTATAGTGATGGGGATTGCTATTTTCTCATATTTCCGTATAAATCAACCTTGCCGGAAACTGATACTTTGCCGTGCCGTTGTCATAAACCTGCGTAATCTGCGGCATATTTGATAAATTATGCAGTTCATAGTTGCCGCACTTCCCCCCGAAATCGGGATAGTTGCTCTGGATTTCCATTTCTTCTATCCAATTTTGCCACTGCCTTAACGTAAACATATTTTCAACGTTTAAATCGTCGTCCGAATCGGATATGCCGAACATAAACTGCAATATAAAATCATATTGTCTGACTTTTGACCCGTCCATAAATGTTTCGACCGCAATGTCGCCGGACACAGGGACAATCGCGCAGCTTCCTGAATGTCCGGAAAGCCAGTTCATTTTCAAATTATCTGTCAGATACGGATTCTGCCCCGCCCACTCTAATAATCGTCCTTCTTTATTTACGCTCTCAGTATTATCATCACCCATAAATTTTTCACCTCCCGCCTTTAATAAAATTCTCAACGTCCTTTACTAATTCAAATCCCGACACCTGCATCATAGCCCTGTCCCAAAACGCCGTAGCTTTCTGATGTTTTTCCTGACTGAATTTCCGATTTTCGCCGTAATAACATATTGCCGCATACGGCTTGGAATAAAACACTTTGCCTTTTCCGTCCTGAACCGAAACTTCTGCGCTCTGTGCCAATGCTCCTGTATTCATTGGAACATAATCATCCATAAACCTCGTCGCTTCGGCAGCCGCAAATATACGCGCATTGTTGTTAATCCCTGCGTCAGATATAATCTGTCCGACTGATTTGTTTAACCTTACATCAAATCCCATAAAACTATCGACCTTCAACCCGCAAATGCCGGCCATATCCTGATAAATTATACTCCACCGCAGACACAGTGATCTTATCTATACCGCATTCCAATATATCTCCAAGGTTTACACTCAAACCTTCGTAATACGGGATAATAACAACAATTCTGTCTGGTAAACTCTCGCCTGTCCCGTTGATATGACTTTCATGTCGGCTTTTCCACATACATTTTACCGGAATATCAACTTTCGCGAATATCTCTTTTTTTGTACTTAAATCTTTTTTTCTTCTCCAAAGCGTAATATCCTGATTACACCCAAACATAAATCTTACACTCCTCTGTATAATTGTTCCGGGGTAAAATACATGCAGAGTAATTCCCAGACCTGTCGCGCAAAACTTACCTGATCCCCCTGAAAATACTGTTCCCTGTAATTCTCATTGGAAAATCCGGAAACAGGACGGTTAAGCTGGTTTCTTTCGGCATAATACAAATCCGCAATTTCACATAATCCCCTCTTGTTATCACAACTGACATATGCGACTTTATGACCAGCCGCAAAACGTCTCGCCGTCTTTTCCGCCATATTTGAATACCTCTTAAATTCTTCTCTCGGTACAGATGAATATCCTAAATTTTGATAATCCCCATATGTTATATACATATTTTCTCACTCACATCCCCGTTATTATTTTTGTTTGTTATTTTCCAACTCCCTCCGCCTGATTTGCCAAAAGCCTTCCTCTTGGATGGAGGTAGCAATAAAGTCACTGCGCGAATTTGGTTTGACGGAGGGAGTAAAATTTTCCTATATTTTATGTTTAAGAACAGCCATGCCTATAGACTTGTTCGATACTACTTTCTGTCAGTTTGCAGAATTTGCCAAATCAGCGTTGGTCGGGGTAGCGGAAGTTATCCCCGGATTAATCCATGATATGCCTATCGGGTGCAGACAAAGGGCGCGTCTTGATACAAGTATGTCGTCCGACGCTAAAACGTCTCTGCCTGTTTCTATAGGCGTCAAAGCTTCGGGAACCCCGTCGCCTCTGCCGAATACGCCATCGGCAAATAAATATGTGCTGTACACGTCGCTGCTGTCGGGGATTATCCCGTCGTCCACAATAACTTTATAGCCCAGATAACTCGGGAAATCGACCACTCCCTGCGAATTGGGGAGATATGCGATAAGATTCTGTTTCTGCAGAACCGTAAACACAGCCGAGTGCATGGCAATCGCTTTAAGATTATTCGCCGCATCTCCCAAAAGCTGTTTTGTATCAAGAACCGCATTCGCGCCTATAACGGCGTTTTCTCCTGTCATTGCCGAAATATCGTAACAGTGCGTATTTTTTAACGTCCCGCCGAATACGCCGTTTAATATCGCTGTCAAAATTTTCTGCTCCTGAACATTCCACCATTCCGCAACCATGTTGCCGGCGGAAGTCATCGGGTCGGTACCTGCAAGAGCTCCCGCAAGTTCGTTTGCGCTCCACGCTTTTCCTCTTATTAAAACAGGCGCCACATCTTTCTGCGCGTCTAATTTTTCGGGCACAAGCGACACAGAATCGCTCAAAACCTCGTCGTCGCCAGAGAGGGCGTTTAAAAACGGCATATTGATTGTTTTTCCGCCTTTGGCTACCAGTTCGTCTAACAATGGATTGCTCTGCGCAATACCGCTGTTAATCAACGCTGATAATTCTTTTGTTTGCTGGATTACATATGGAGCGAATAACTCCGGAACGATTACGTCCGTTATTTTTGTTTTTGCCATATAAATTTTTTCTCCTTTTTGTTAATTAATAAATTTTGTTTGTTTCTTTGTTAATATAACTTTCTTGCGAAATTGAACTTTTTCAGTGTATAATTATGTAGGCTGGAACGAATTCATTCGTTATAATCAGCCGAAAAATAATAAAAAATTTTAAGTAAAATGTAAAGGAGTTAAAAACAATGAGTAAAAAATCGCAGCACAAAAAATACCCCCATAATTTTGACTTAAATGATTTTGACAAAAAAATATTAGAAAAAATAGACCGTAATTTCTTGAATGAAGATTTCTTCAAAGCCTTGTTAAAGACTACATACTCTAAGGCGTTTAATGAAAAGCTCGACAGACCTGAAGTAAACAGGGAAACTCTTTTAAAAAAATTCCTCGAATTTGCAGATGAATGTTATATCCACGGCATAACTGTAGGGTTGAAAATAGCCTCTGAACTTTACGACGAATATTACGACTATTATGATGAATAATAACTTACATCAATCAAATCAATTTCAATCCCCGGTTTCGCCGGGGATTATTATATCAAAAAATCTTTTTACATGCCTCATTCGCCAAATATTTTGCGATGTCTGGATTTTCTCTGTAAATCTTCGACTGTTCAGCCATATTCCACGAATCTCTCCTGAACGGATTGCTCGTTTCATCCGAGTCGGAATATCCTCTGCCCGCAGGCGCGAATATTTTCGACGGGGATACGCCATCAATATTTACGCCGTCTGCGCCCGTAACTTGCGGACGAACAATGTTCGCTCTTACATTATTGTCCTCGCTTGGCTCTTTCTCCAAGCCCTCTTTACTAAAGATGGTGGCGGCATAAGCCGATGGGTGTTTTGTGGAATCCGATGTTTCTGTACTAACTGCCTTCGCTGAATTTCTGTCCTCGTTGAACAGATACATGCGCAGTTCCTCAAGACTCGCCGCCCCGATATTGTAGCCCTCTAAAAGCTGTTTCCATGTCTCCGATGTATCCTCAAGCAACCTGTAATCCCAATCGAATTTGACTTTATATTCTGCATTCATACTGTCATGACTCATCTCTGCTACTCGCACCGACTGCGGTATTAGCCCGCAGACGTCTGCGATAACACCGTATGCGTAGACTAAATGCTCAAATGCTTTTTCTATATTCCGGCGCATAGCGTTGACTGTCGAAAAAGTATCAAGCGTACTGCGTTTTATCGCGGTAGCCGTCGCGTTGGAAACATTCAAATCCGTCAGCATGCCTTTGTTGACGCATATAGATTTCTCTAAAAGCCCGAACAGATAATCAAGCCCCTGAAAATATGACGTCTGCCGTATCTCCGGCGAAAATACTTCCCAAAACGACTGCTGATCAATTGCGCCGCCCGCTCTGAACAGTCTGTATAAACCGTTTTCAGGCAATTTGCTGTTTCTGTCAAACAGTAAATCGTCCGCGCCGATAAACGCCTTTTTGTTTTTATACTCATCCGGTATTTCATTGAGTAAATCAAGAATCATTTTAATAATCTTATCCTGTCCGTAGGTGACAGGGACGCCGTAAATACTGTTGTTTCCTACGTCTTTTTTATTATCCGTCGGACATTTGATAAAAGCGAACAGCATTTTATCAATATTGGATATCCTGACAACCGACGGCATATCTCTCCACGGCGAATCAGCCAAAGCAATTTCATCTCCGTCATAAACAATTTTGTTTTCAATTGCGTAAATACCATCGTCCCCCAAAGAATGATATTCAATCCGCATATACTTCTTCTTTTTATCGTTTTTATCAACCATAACATCCGCAATAAAACCGGCTTTCGTGACTACTTCGCCATGTTGTTCTATGACGAAAAACCGGTTTTGCGGCAGTATATCCGTATAGATTTTTCCATTGTATACATACGGTTTCAAAACCACTCCCCCGATGCCGAAAACCCTTGCCGCAATCAGATTTATATTGGAAAAACAGCTTTTCACACTCTCATTCACAAAGTCGTCTCCCGAGTTACCGGTAGTCGCCACAACTTCCGCACTTGCGTCGGAACAGACGATATTAGAGAGTTTATTGGCGATGACCGAGACAATATTAAACTCGGTTATGTCTTCATATCTGATAACATAACCGAGTTGGGCAGCTTGTTCTAATTCAGTTTTGCGAATCGAGTTGACCCCGAATAATTTTTTGAGCCAATTAATTATATCCGTATAAACTTTAAACATAATATATAAATTTCTCACCTCCTCCCGAATATTTTTAATTTTGAAAGGTTGCTGAAAGGTTTTTGCGATTTTTTGCTGGGGATAAAAAACGCCGAAAAATTATTTCCGGCATTTTTGCTCGTTTTTATTATTTATGATTTCTTGATGATACTATTATATCACATCTGAATGTTACATTGTATTACATTTTAAAAATTTCTCATAATTTTTCTCAAAAAATTTATTTATGCCGATTTTACATCAAATTCTTTGGCGAACAAGTTTTCTAATCTGTGCTGATTAGTTAATTCTGACGCTCGCTTCGCATTGAACGAACACATATAACTGATCAGTTTTGCTGACTGTATATGGTACAATGATTGTAACAACACCGTTAGAGGCAGTTGTTATACTCGTTCCCTTTGGAGTCAGATTCCCGTTTCCGTTCGGCATATTATTTAATGTGTATATGCCGCATTTGATGTCTTGTAATTTCGCATTGAAAGGGGCAATACGTACTGTCGCTGTGCCGTTTCCGTCGTCGCTGACCATGACTGCGCCGGCGCTTGTGTACTGACCTATAACCAATTCGACCATTTTATTATATGTCACTCCCGGCGTAAATTCGATACCCATTGCCCATGCGCTGCTCCCGGAACGTATAACGCCGTTTTTGCTGATGAGCGTATTGCTTTTTTTCGTATTGCCAGTGAATGTCGGAAAATCGCCCGAAGTTTCCCAGCCAGCCCATGCGGTATCATAACCGCTCCATTTTTCCGGAGATGCTGTCGTTGTAGGCGGAGGAGGCGGCATAGTCGTTGTAGGAGGCAGGTTAGTAGTCATAGGAGGAATCGTAGTGGAAGTCGGCGGAGGCGTTGTAGTTATGGAAGGTTGTGTCGGAGGTTCTGTTGAGCAAGTCGGTTCAGATGTAGTGGGTTCCGGCGTTGTCGAACAAGTCGGCTCTATCGCCGTAGTTTCGGGAGTGGTCGGCTCTGTTGTAGTCGGGCAAGTCGGTTCAGATGTAGTGGATTCCGGCGTTATCGGACAAGTCGGCTCTGGTGTCGTAGGTTCGAGAGTGGTCGGCTCTGTCGGTTTCTCTATATTAAATCTCCCGTTGCAGGAAAATTGATAATTGTTATCTTGCGTGCTGAAAAGAGGCTGGAATAAAGGCTGGAAAAGCCCTTGATATGGACCGCTTCCGTCTCCCTCTACATCGCGTTTATCCATAAATAAATTAAAATTGCTTGCGTAAGTGAGATGAGATTCACCTGATAATGACGCGGTAAAATTAAAATTACCCCATGTGCCGTCGAGTACGCGCACATAAAATTCTTCGCCGGATTTTACCTGCGATATAATATCGCCGTTTTCGTCTGTAAATTCAGCGTCTGCGCTTCCCTGATCAAAAGTCAAATCATATTCGGCTCCGGCTAACAGCGTGTTGCCGCCGTCGTCAACGTTAAACGGTCCGTAATCGGTATATCCGCCTCCAATCTTACCCGGCTCTTTGTCGCCCTGCATGGTTATGCTTGACATTAAATTATTATAATCGTTTGTTATACCGCCAATATTGTCATAAATATGGTTCAGTATATCCAAAAGCGTGCCGTCGTCAGTAGACATGGAGGCGACATCATAACCATGTATTATTCTCCAAATTACAGTCTGCGCAAGCTGGTCGTATTGATCGCCTGTTATCTGCGGATATGTATTTGCAATATATGTGAGCGCGGCTAAAATTTTTGTTTCCGTCGCTCCGCCGTCATTGAAATATTCGTCTGCGGAAACGGATACATAGGTTGAACCGTCATAACAATAAACATCCATATTTGCGCAATACGCGGTATAAGCCACATTACCGCTGTCGTCATATAAATTAAACTTCGTTACATATTCGGTTTGACCGTTAATTACAATGGTAGTTATAGTGCCGGCATATACCGTATACTCGCCGTTAGACGCCATTGTCAGTATTGACGTTACAGGCAGCAGAACAAACAGAAGTATCGCCGATAAGATAAACGCCGTAATTCTATTCTTTAATTTTCGCAT